CGTGGGCCTCGTAGCCCGTGGTGGCAGCGTGGGCCCTGTCGCCCGCGGTGGCAGCGTGGGCCCTGTCGCCCGCGGTGGCAGCGTGGGCCCTGTCGCCCGCGGTGGCAGCGTGGGCCTCGTAGCCCGCGGTGGCAGCGTTGGCCCAGTCGCCCGCGGTGGCAGCGTGGGCCTCGTAGCCCGCGGTGGCAGCGTGGGCCTCGTAGCCCGTGGTGGCAGCGTGGGCCCTGTCGCCCGCGGTGGCAGCGTGGGCCTCGTAGCCCGCGGTGGCAGCGTGGGCCTCGTAGCCCGTGGTGGCAGCGTGGGCCTCGTAGCCCGTGGTGGCAGCCTCTTTCTCGGCGAGCTCGCTCGTCCACTTCACTTGCGCTCGGATGAAGCCGAACAGCGAGAGCTTCTCCTCTACCGTGATCTTCTTTGCAACGCGCTTGCTGTCGTCGCTCGTCTCTTTGCTCACATCTCTGAGAGTCACGCTGGCAAACTGCGAGGAATGCGGAGCGTAGTAGTACCACACGTCAAACGGCATTTCGCATGCATGGAAGCCTGACGAGCAGATGGAAACGGGGCCGTCATGCTCATACGTCTTGCCAACCTCAAATTGGAAGTCGCGGCATTTGAACTCGGCATCAAATCCTTTATATGCCATGAGCACATCGGCTTTCCCATTCTTCTCCATCTCCGTCTCCTTGTCCGCTCGTTTCGGTGAGCGTGGAGAGATTAAAGCATACCGTAATTCATGCTGTCAAGCATTCTTTAAACTAAAGATAAAAAAAGACCGGAATGATGATCCGGCCTTTGTTTCCCTAGGTGCGGGTGGGGAGGGGTATGACGTTACTCGGAGTCGATGAAAACTGCCGCAAATTTCGATTGGCGGTTAGTTCGTGGACAGCGCAGATTATCGCTATTTTTTGTGTTTGGGTCAGCAGCCGGACGTGGTTGATTAGGTCTATCTCTTCCTCATTCAGAAAATAGTGTCTCACCGTAAGCGCCTCCGATTATCGTTATTTCGCTGCGAGGCGAGTCTACGCGAGTTATGTACCACGCCGCACCAAGGCGGCGCGTAGCGCGATCTACTTTCCCTTTTCGCCCTTATGCTGCGCTGCAAGCTGACGAGAAATCGCCATTACTGCCGATTTTCCGTCGTCCTGGAGTTTCCCGAAGTGCTCTAGCAGCTCCTGCTCGACGGGGGATAGGGCGCGATCCGTAAGCGGCCTGCTCTTAGGCTCCTTTCCGGTCGCCAGCCACTTCTCCGTCGTTTTGAGGCATTCGGCCACGGCTACCAGGTTGGCGGGCTTCAGCCCCTTCGTATCGCCGGATTCCCACTGATAGACGGACTGCACCGTAACCCCTACGTACTTGGCTACGCAAACGACCGTTAGGCCGAGTTCGGTTCGGCGCGTCTTTATCCGGTCCCCAATATTCATGGCGTCCGAATTATCCACGGCGGACCTTAAAGAATGCTTGACGCGACGGCTTACAGCATGCTTTAATCGGGCCATGAAGACTTCGTCCGTTATCAAATTCTTTGGGAGCGTGAAGAAAACCGCCGAGTTTTTCGGCGTGGATCGCCAGTCTGTCTACCAGTGGCTTTACGCAGAGAAAAGCAACAAAAAGCCCCTTCCCAAGCGGCGGGAGTGCGAGCTGAGCCTGCGGCTTCCAGAGCGTTTCCCATATAGGGGCCGGTAGCGCATGCAATCCACATGCCGTCATTCCACATCCCCCATGACCCGCCGCAGCTCGTCGTATCCGACAGCCTTCCCGGTTATGTCGTCAATAAATTCGACAATGCGCGCCGGGCGGTTTTTGCGGGGAGAGTCAACTTTTTCAATGAGCGCTGCGGCCACGCCGGTAAGCGTGGAGACGGGAGTTCTGAGCCCCGTTATGCATCGACCCGTGAAACTCGGGCAGCGCTCACCCTTTTCAATGAGCGGCGCTCTCATGCAGAGCTGGCACGAAGGGTTAGGCGCTTGGGCGTCCCCTGTGCGAGATACACGTGTGGCAGCTACGGGACCAAGCCCCGTCGAAATGCTGTCCCGCTCACCCTCTAAGATGGACGCGGCGCGGAAAGCAGACGCGCTACAGAGCAGAAGGGGCTTCGTACTCAGAGCATCAGGCCAATCGCTGCAGCCTCGCAGTTGCTTATACGGATCAAACGGTGAGCGAGCGCCGTCCGGGCCGAGATGTGAGTCCAGGATCGAAGCAGCCGGGGTAGCGTCCGGCCGTCCATCACCTTCTACGACCGTTCCGGGACTCCCGGCACATACGATGACGGCTGCATCGGCAAGCCGGCCTGAGACCGCATTAACTTCCGGGCGATCCGGGGAGCGGTTACTAGGGGCTGGCCCTGTGTGCAGATCAAGCATCTCGTCCCTGCTAGTGCCGGAACGGTCGCCCCATTCCTCTGCCTGCGTTTTCGCAGGTTTCCCGGCCTTCGTGTCGGGTTTTTTTTCGTGTGTCGTCGTCATGGCGTCGATCTGAAATGGCCCGCGATTCTCTTCAGCAACGGTTCGCGCAACAACGTCGCCAAGCCCTTACTAGAGGCATTGAGTGGATGCTCTCGTATGACGATTGGCTGACGATTTGGACTGTCTCCGGTCGGCTCGAACAGCGTGGGAAAGGTATCGGCAAATACGTAATGGCAAGAAGGGGCGACCAAGGTCCATATGCGGACGGAAATGTCGAAATAATCCCGTGGTCGCAAAACATCCGAGACGCGTATCTCAACGGTCGTGTGATGCAGCGCGATATCAACAGGCAGGCTAGAGCACGCGGCTGGACACTTGTCCGGCGTGGTAAATCCGCGTCGTTCCAAGTCACTTGTTGTGGCAAATACATAGGCTCCTATTCCTCACAAATGGCCGCCGAGGCCGCTTATAAAAACGCCGTCCTTACTGCGAGGAAAAATTTTGCCCTTAAACCGTCCGCAAACGTGAGCAAACAGTCATGACGGATGTTTCGGAGCAACTATCACTACGCCTGCCGCGCAAGCCCGTGGCGGTGGATACCGGCATCGTGAGTCGCCAGCAAAGCATGACGAAGGCAATCGTCTTGTGTGCCGAGCTGGCCGCACTGGAAAACGACAAGGATCAGGCGCGCGTCCTAGGGATCGACGCTACTACGTGGTCCCTCATCAAGGATGGAAAGCGCGCATTCCCGCATGACAGATACGAGCAGATGTTCGACGAGTTCGGCAATGAAGTCCCGCTTATTTGGCTCGCGGACCGTCGCGGATACGTACTCACCCCGAAGGAATCCGAGCTGGAGCGCAGGCTTCGCTTAGAGCGTGAGGATAACGATCGCCTTGCACGTGAGAACTCGCTATTGCGAGGATTGATTCAGCGCACTGCGTAGCACCGCCGATAACTACGACATGAAAGGGCAACGATGAAAATCATTCCTGGGTGGCATTTCTGGAATCCCCGGAGCGGGGCAATTGGCGGCCTGATTTTCGGCGCGCTAATCGTGTTTATTGCATGGATACTCATCGCTCTCGCCGCCTAACCCGGAGACACCCATGAAACCGATGCTCCTGCTAATCCGCTACCTCTGGTCGCCCACCGTGGACAACTGGAGGCGCCTGCGTCGCACGTGTATCGAGAGATTACCCGAGGGCACGTTCAAGGCTCGGACGAAGAGAGCATCGTGAGCGATCGCGTGACTCTTGTGGACCGCATCCTGAAAGAGCTGGAGAACGGCCCGGCGACGGCCAAGGAAATCGCATTAGCGCTAAAAATGCCGACTCGGCAAGTCGCAAATACGATGACCAACCTGCGCACTCAGGAGCGGATCGCGCGCATAGGTCAGGTGCCGATAGATGGCGATCTCTTTAAGCGCTGTGAGAACGTATACGGCCTTCCTGGGATGCCCGCGCTCAATGCCTCACCCAAGCCGCAGAAACGTCCTGTAAGCCATCCTGACGCGATCGCAGAGGGTGCTTATCGCATAGCTGGGCGCATAACGATCAAGCAGATCAAATTTCCGAGCCGCGCTAACCGGGGGATGGTGGGGTGACCAACCATGCCCACTCACCCGCACCCGACGATCTGCACGCACAACGCGAGCGCGATGCATTAGAGGGCATGTGCGAATCCTGGGACAACCACGACAGACAGGCGGCTAGTGCCTACTGGCGACGGTTTGTGAGGCTGCATTACGAGCGAACGCCGGAGATGGTCCATGAGATGGAGCGGCGGCTAGGGCTGACGTAAGCCAGATAACGACGACAACGAGGCGATAGGTAGTGAAGCGACCGGCATTCCAGTTTTACACAGGTGATTGGCAGGGCAATGCCAAGCTTCGCCGCTGCACGCACGCCGAGAAGGGCGTATGGATCGATGTTATGTGCCTCATGCACGACTCCGACGAATACGGCGTCATTCGATGGCCGCTTAAGGAAATTGCCCAAGCCGTCGGATGCAAGGTGGCCGATTTGAGAGCGCTGCGCACAAAGGGCGTTCTAAAGGGCGCAGACATCGGGGAGCGCACCGAAGAGTTCATCTATAAGCCACGTCACGCCGGCAAGGATGGAGATCCGGTCTCGCTCTTGCCCGCTCAAGATGGGCCGATATGGTTTTCGAGCCGCATGGTTCGCGACGAATACATCCGCTCCAAACGTGGCGATGGAACGCGGTTCGGTGATGCACCAAAGGTATCACCAAAGCCAACACCAATAGGATCACCAACCCACCCAATTGGTGAGACCTTGGGTGGGGGTCAAGGTTACGGCCCTTCTTCTTCTTCTTCTACTTCATATAAAGACAAAAGCATATCGCCTCCCGGCTTTGTGAGTTTTTGGGAAGCATGGCCCAAGGGAGACCGTAAGCAGGGCAAATCGAAATGCCTAACCGTTTGGTCGCGGAAGGGGTTGGAGAAGCGTTCCGTGGAAATCATTGCGCATGTGGAGGCGATGAAGCGGACGAAAGGCTGGATGGATGGCTATGAGCCTATGCCGCAGACGTATCTCAACGGAGAGCGATGGGATGGTGCCGAGGCGGAGTCTGGCGGCGTGAAGGTGGACGGATGAACATCGAATCGTTTCTAACGCATCTCCAAAAGGTCCGGCCGTCCGGTAATGGGTGGCTGGCATGCTGCCCCGCTCACGACGACAAGAGTCCGAGCCTCGCGGTAGGGATTGGCAATGCTGGCGGCATCATCGTGCGGTGCTTCGCGGAATGTTCTTTTGAAAGCATCGTTGATTCACTCGGGTTGAAGCCGGCAGACCTCATGCCCGAGACATTGCCCGATGTTCACGCAGTCAAACCCATCGCCTTTAATGCCAGGACCGCGCTGGAAGCCCTCGCGTATCAGGCAACGATAGTTGCCATAGCTGCCGAGGACATGAGCCGCGGGAAGCCATTAAGCCTCGCGGATAGGGACCGGCTGTTTCAGATCGCTGGGAACATCAACCGTGCGCTGGAGAACGTATGTCGCTAGCGGAAAGAGCTTTGCGTCGATTCAACGGCGTCATCAAGGGGGAGGAAATCGACTGGGAGCGTTACCTCAAGCCCTCCGATACCGCGAGAATCATTCCAGCGGAAACGCTCGCGGAGGAGGGAAAGAAACGGCTTTTGCTTGGAGCAGCGGGGGAGGTTGGATTAACGCTGCCGTGGCCTAAATTCTCTGGAAAATGCCTCGTTAAATTGGGGAAGGTGGCGATCTGGACCGGATGGAGTCACCACGGCAAAACCGCGGCTCTAAAGCAGCTCATGCTATGGGCGATCCACGAGGGTGAGAAGTCGCTCGTCGCATCGATGGAGGAAGAAATCTCCGAAGTCTGGCACGACCTCGCAATCATGGCCTGCGGTACCGGAGAGCCGACTCCGAGAGTTATTGATCGCTACGTGCAGTACGTCACCGGGAATCTGTGGCTGTATGACCAACATGGGAGGGTAGAGCCGAAACGAATGCTCGCGCTGCTGCGGTATGCCTCCGCGGAGCTCGGCATCACTCAGGTGGTTGTCGACAGTCTGATGATGCTCGGCGTATCTCGAGATGACTATGAAGCGCAAGCGGCGTTCGTGGGTGAGCTAAAGGCCGTCGCCAAGGATACCGGCATGACGGTACATCTTGTGGCCCACATGCGTAAGCGTGATGGAAAGGGCGGGGAGGATCAACCTGGGGGCGCGCACGACATTGCTGGGGGCCATGAAATCTACTCGATGGCTGATTACGTGTTTAACGTCTGGCGCAACAAAGCGAAGGACCCGAAGAGTCCTGATTGCGTGTTGGGAATAGACAAGCAGCGCGGGCGCATCAACTGGCTGGGTCGTTTCGGTCTGGACTATCACGAGCCGTCGCGCCAGTTCACAGAGGGGCAATTCCCACAGAGGTTTTGGAATGACTAAATCCCAACGTCGCGCCGCCTATCCCGAGCTTGCCGCATTCGCGGACGACATACGCGAGCATTTCCCGGAGGCGGAGATAACACATACGCGCATGCCGGGGTATGAGTACGGCGAACGTATGCCGGAGGGCGTGAAGATGTCTGAGATTGTCGTAGGTCAACCAAGGAGATGGTGATTAGTGAGAGCCCGCCGTACAGACGCCAACCATGGCTCGATAGCCGATGCATTCGAGCGACTCGGCTGTCGCGTTCATCGGACCAATGGTGATTGGGATCTTACGGTACAGCACGGAGGCGTCACGATGCTGGTCGAAGTGAAGAACCCGGATACATCGTACGGCAAGCGTGGGGAGAGTGCGCGGCAGAAGGAATTACCCGTGATGCGCCGCCTCGTGAGAAACCTAGACGACGTATCCGAAACAGTAAACACCCTTCGCAGATGGCATGCGGCGATAACGAGGGATGGGAGAGAGTGATGAGCGCATTCGTGGAAATACTCGCATTTTGCGTTTTGGTGTTTCTGTTTTGGGGCGATCCCGACCCATACGACCGCCTACATGACTATGTGATGAGTTTGGATCAGAAGGTCGAGCAGCCCAAGCCGCAGGAGAGGCACGAAGTAAACGCGTTCACGTTGCGCCGCCAGTAACCAGGAGAGCCGCCATAGCCAACCTGAGAGAGCCGTTAGAAATCGCCAGCGCTGCCGCCTCTATGGTGGAGTGCCACCTGCGTAATTGGGTGAGTTGGATGCACCAAGGCGCGAAGCCTGACGGCCTTCCCAAGTGGGCCAGCGGTGGATTGCAGAATTACACCAGCTTTGACTCTGAGGGGTGGACGGCTTGGGAGAACTTGGATAAGTGGGCCGCAGAGGCCACTAACGCGGCCATAGAAAGCCTTCCGGCCATAGAGCAGTGTGCCATTCACCACGCATATCTGAGGGCCGTCTATCGCTTTCCTAGGGGAAATTACCAGCATGTGCTCGATAACGCCCGACTTCACCTACAAACCGCCCTTCGTAAAAAAAATGTGTGGTTGGGCGAATAAAGTGCTTGACGGCAGCATAATTTTCAGGCATCCTAAGCCCCGTAGGAAAGTTGCGTCCAAATTACGGGAAATTACTCGTCATCGTCCTTGTGGGAGGACGAGACGCGCCCGGAAATCAGAGCCCCGGCCAGAAATGGTGCGGGGCTTTTTCATTGGCACTCCCCGCCATAAGTAGTGGGCCTTGGTCTGGGCCGCCGGGAAGAAAACAGATCGCTCTGAGCGCCGCCCGGAGCCGCTGAATTGTCTGCTCGACGAGGAAGCGATAAACAGGGAAAGCCCCGTAAGACCGCCGCAAGGCACAGCGAGTCATGGCCGTTAGCCATCCCTGATAACCTAATCGATACCGAGCCCAAGCAGCTGCTTAAGCCCTTGCGACAGACCTACAGGTCTGGGGGCTGGGGCGGCCTAAGCCTGTGACGATAGGCAGAAACTATCGAGAGCAACAAATCGATAACTAAATGTTGCTGTACGCCGCTTCTGGCGAAAGTCCTCCTATCTCCGCTCCTTACGTTAGCCTGCATTCGTCAGGTCAAACCACTCATAAGGGGATGGCGTAGGACTTTCACCAGAGGCGCGCTATAGGTCTCACTCAGGACGCCCACAGGAAGGGCACAGAGGCCGCTCCAGGCGCTTTCTCGCACGGCTGACGGCTGCACGGTCGATACCGACCTTACGTGACGCCTGCGAGCCTGTTAGGCCATCCACGTAGAGGAGCTGCAGCGCCTCGCGGGTGCGCCCTGTGAGTTTGTGCGCATCGGCGAGGCGGCGGAATTCGGCGAGGGTCATGCTCACCACAGACCCAGCCGTTGCCCAGCTGTCTGCACGGTAGCGATGTTGGATCGCTCACACACGGTGCGCAGGTCGTATGCAGCCATGATGTGAGCTGCGGCGATGCGCTCCTCGTCGGAGGCTGAGGGGTGGGTGGCGATTTGGCTGGCGTCGCTGTTGTCGCTGTTTGCTGCGCGAGTTGTGCTCATGATGGTCTCCTGGGTGATGTAGTAGCCGAGCCAGTTGCGCGCGGCGAGGGTCATGGTCTACCAGATGCGGACTTCGATCGTGCCCGCGCGGTAGTGGATCATGTAGGCCTGCTTGCCCTGAGCTTTGGCGATGGTGATGGCGGCAAGAGCCTTGTGCTCGTCCTGGTAGTAGCGGTAGGTCATGGTGGTCTCCATTACGTTTGCGGCCGCCACGGCGAGATACGCTGTGCGGAGCCGGTTGCAGTTGTGGTGGTCGGTCATACATCCTCATGGATCACGGAATCCGTGATGTCGATTCCGTCCGCGTCGATGATCCTGACGCGGGAAAGGCCGCGATTGACGGCCTGCTGGTAGAGGTCTGCTGCCTTGTCAACAGAGTCCGCGACTGCCCATGCGGTGTAACCAAGCGGGCGAATAGTGAGAGGGAAGGCGTAAATCATGGTCTCCTCCTACCCGCGCAGAATCGCGGAGATTTCGCCTTTGCGTTTGCTGATTCCCTGGCAGGTCCCAGTGCTGCCGTCATCTCCGGCGGCAAGATATCCGTAGTCACCCCTGCCGCCGTTCGGCGTGCTGGTGACATAGACGCGAACATCCTTCCAGACGCGATAAGTGACGCCGGCGAGGTCCAGTTTGCTGCGAATTTGTTGGAGGTCCATTTCGTGCTCCTCAGTGGGTGTCATCAAGTGATGACGAGTGCAGTATGACTTGTTGACCGATGCGTGTCAACAACTATTTGATGCCGGACGCATAAATATTTTCTAGGCCATGGAATCAAAGACTTACATGAACTCTCAGAACGAGGCGCCTGAGATATTGCTGATTCCCGAGGGCGAGCTAATCGAGTATCGGGGAAAGGCGTGCCGGCTGAGGGAGGAATGTGTCGTCGAGCTGTGGGACGAGAGGAAAGATGACCGGATCGCGTATGGGTGATGTGTGACGCCCGAACAAGCGGAATCCATCTACTACCAAGCCATGCGTGACTACCGCTGGGATGGACGAGAGCCGCTGGACGAGGCGAAACGCAGAGCGCATAGCTGGCAGGCGGTGATCGATGCGGTAGAAAGACCGTGGAAAGAGCTCGTAGCTCAACGAGTAGAGGAGGACGCGAGGCAGTGAAAGAATGGTTCGTAACTTACGTCACTCATCACAATGGATGTCTAAATAACGTGAGATTCACCAGTCGCCGCGTGCAATGCGTCCACCCAATACGATGGATCGAGAACAGCAACGGGCTCAAATCGAGCTTCGAGCCTCACGATGCATTGATTGCATTTTGGCCGATCACGGACATGCTGATAGAGAGGGACGCGCGATGAAACAAAAGAAACCGATGAAGCCCGGAAAGATGAAACCGGGGAAGATGCCGAGGTATTGAGAATGGCTGGAAAGAAGGGGCAGGGACTAGGGCGAGTCCGCTCTAACGCAGAAAGAGATGCGGCAGCGTTAGGCAAACCGGCTAAGAAGTATCGTGATGGCTGTGTGTATGCGATCCATGCCGAGGGATCTGACTTCGTTAAGATTGGTACCGCGACAAATATTAAGTCTCGCATGGAGCAAATGCAGACAGGATGCCCGCATAAGCTCGTTCTGCTTGGCGCATGTAACGGCGGGCAAGTGACTGAGCAGCGGATGCACAAGCGTCTCAAAGGCCGATCCGTGCGTGGGGAATGGTATCTACGGACAGACCAGTGCGTTGCGGAGACTATCGAGTGGATCATAGATGGCCGCGCTCCGATGCTGTGGGCCAAAGACCTGAGGCAATGCCTGACACTAATAGAGTTATGGGCGAAGAACTATGGCAAGAATAACGGGCAAAACGGGCTTGAACGGAGTGCGGCATAAACGTAATCACGACCCGGAGACCAAAGAGAAGATACGGCTGAGTCAGGTAGAGAACAGGCTTGCTGATCATGGCTTTGGGAAAGTCGAATTAAGCGCGACCCAAGTAACAGCTCTACGCGCAATCTACGATAAGCTGCGCCCGTCCTTGTCCGCCGTCGAGCAAACGACCATCAATCCCGACGACAAGCTCACGGAAGAGCAGATTATGGCCAAGTTTCAACAGCTTATAGACGCATTCCCCGATCTGCTGACTAAGCTCCTGGCGGATCGAGCTAAGGACGCTCCAGGCATCAAGGCCGCATGACGCAGAGCAGCAATAATCACCCCGAAATGCCATGTGCGAGCGCACAAAGGCGCATGCAACACGTAAGCGGTTGATTAAAGGCAGTATTGCATCGCATTTCACTTTACATAATGAATGTTATGCGAACTGCGGCGCAGCAAAAGACTGTGTAGGTGGGCGGAGGGCGGGACGGGGTGCCCCCCCCCCAGCGCGACCGTGAGCGTGCACGTATAGCCTCTCCCGAATTTTTCGAGCCAATATGAAATGTCGCGCTTGCGGTAACAAGCATGACCCTCGCATGCGGTGCGAAAGGTTTCGTGCGATTAACAAATCTGCGATTAACACGGAGGCGATTAATAATGATCGAGAAGGTAATAGAAACGCTGCTGGCCCAGAATGCACGTCGGGCCACGAAGTATGTAAGTCCGACGAAAGTAATCACGGCAACGCGGCGAGTCTTTCGCGGGAAAATCCTGAAGCGCGACAACCCAGAGGTTGTGCTGAAAATCGGCAGGCCGAATTATCGGGAGCGCGAGTTCATAAAGCTGTGCCAAAAGGTGGGCGAGCGGTTTCCGGTGAAAAAGATTCAGCTTCAATTTCCCGCACGCTAAACAGGCGCAGCAGAGAAGCATACAACGCCTACATGCGGGACTACATGAGGAAGCGGCGTGGGCGAGTCGTACATAAGGGTTAGCCGAACGCTCTTTGCCTTCGCGTTTAACGAGCGCGGCCCGATATTCAATCTTGAGTTTCGGTGGAGTTCTTGGGTGTTGCCGCGTGGTTTGTACTTTCGTGTGTTTTTCTGGCGCAAGTCGTGGGAGTTTGATCGTTGCAGCTAGCCCGAGAGATTGATTTCCGCTCCATCCGCTTGGTCCTTGAGAAAGCCACTGGTGCCAGCCCTCTAAAGCGCCAGAACGCGATCAGGAAGCTTGAGAAGGCATATCGTAGGGGTGAGTTGCATCTAGTCCCTGACGAGCCGCCTAACGCACGCTGGGCGCGTTGTCAGGCCCGTTTTTACTTGGGTGATTATTCGGACTGGTCTGGTTGGGAGTTTCAGTCGGATTATCACTTAGGCTTGTGGCACTGGAAAGACAGTAATCCGTTTCCGATTCCTCGTTGGAATGGGTCTCGGGTTAAAAAGCTTTGGATCATTGGCGATCAGGGGATAGGGGATGAAGTTTTCTTTGCGTCGTGCATTCCAGACGTTCAGAGATTGGTTGATTCGGTCATTGTCGAATGTGACCCGAGACTGCAAACCATCTTCGAGCGCTCCTTCGGAGTCGAAACGAGACCCGCAGAAATCGAAGGCAGTAAAAGGAAGGTCCAGGGAGTCCCGGAAGGCGCGGAGGCGTGGTGGCCGATAGGGGATTTAGCGAGGAACTTTAGGCGTTCGCTGAAGCATTTTCCCGGTATGCCGTTTTTGAAAGCGAGTGATGAGCAAATTAAGCGATTTGCAGGTTTTAGAGGCCATATCGGAGTCTCTTGGCGAGGAGCTCAAGGCTGTGAACCGCTTATACGACGCGCTTTGTCGGATGGAATCAGCCTGCAATACGATCCTGAATGGGATGAGGAGCACAACGCACCCGCAGGACTCGACCTCAGAAACGACATAGAAGGCGTTTTAGGGCTGCTGTCGAATCTCTCTAAGGTCGTTACCGTCTCGACCTCTGTCGCGCACTTTGCGGGCGCTCTTGGAGTCCCTGTGGACGTGATTATTGCGGACCCGATGACGGCATTGCCGGATCGACGTTCAATCCTGCCGTGGAAGTGGGTCTGCAGGGCGACCCCGGGTAAAACGTCGTGGTACGGCTCGGTGAGGGTATTCGACAGTTGGAGACAGTATCAGTCATTGGGCACGGTCAAAGCCCGCTAGGTAAGGGCTGGGGTCCGAGGATAGACGAAACCATCGTCATAAGGCTCAAAGACCCGAGCTGGCAGAACAAAGAGGATTACGGCACCCGAGTCGATTACATGTGCAGCTCGACGGAAACGCTGCCGGTGATGCTTGATTACAAGAAAGTGCCGAAGCAGTACTTCGGGCAGCCAAAGAAGGGAGCATGGAATCCGACAACTGATGCTAATTTTAGAAATCGGGCAAAAGCTCAATTAATAATCCCGCTTGATTTATTTCTCCGCTGGAATGCGATTTTCAAGACGCTCGGGCGGGAGGAGGTTAGAAACTTCTCCCTCGGGATGTTTGCAATTCTGTGTGCCTGCGAGTTTTTGAAGGCCGAAGAAATCAGGCTGGTCGGCTTCGATAACCTCCTGGACCCCGACAAGCTGGATTATTACAAAGCGAATAAGGGTAAGTGGACAACGGGGCATGACTGGAAAGCCGAAAACAAGATGCTTCCGCTAATCGAAGAAAAATACGGAGTAAGCGTCGTTGGGTTTCGGTGACGAGATCCTCGTTACCGCTCTTGCCCGCAAGGCCAATACGGTAACTGGAAAGCGGGTGATGGTCGGAGACGGGGCAGAGATTAAATGGTCAGAGGTTTTCGAGAACAATCCGCGCATCTCGAAAAAGATCATTCCTGACGGTGTGTGGGTCAAGGCGGTCAAAGGTAACAGACCGTATATCGACTATTCCAAGACCACTAAAGAACGGATGGCGTGGAAGCCGTTTAAGGCTGAACCCGGAGAGATTTACTTTTCTCCAGGTGAGCTTCGATGGTCTGAGTCTGATTTCGTTTACATCGAGCCAAACACCAAAGGCTCGTTCGGTGGAAACAAGGATTGGGGCTTCGACAACTGGCAAAAGGTTGTCGATGCTTTACCAGAGATTAGGTGGATTCAAGGTAAAGGACGGCGATTAAGAAACGTCCGACAGCTTGAAACGCGGTCATTCCGCGACGCCTGTGCCCTCCTAGCGAGGGCTTTTTTATTTGTAGGCACTGATGGCGGTATGCACCACGCGGCGGCGGCTTTAGGGAAACCCGCTGTCGTGGTCTGGGGCGGGTTGGTGGGGCCTAACACCTTGGGCTACGACTCGCATACCAACCTGTGCAAAGCGTCTTATTTCTGCGGCTCCATAACACCATGCCTTCACTGTAGACAGGCGTTGGAGCGCATAACTCCGGAGATGGTTGTTGAGGCTATCGCTACTCATTGCGACAAGAGGACGGCCGAAGCGGTTTAGGAATGCCGTTGATTCCGCTCTACGGACCGCTCGCAATCCGTTTCACCTGATGGCCTATGTAGACGAGGACGATCCGAAGAGGGATGAATACGAAGGGGTCACGATAGGACCTTCGGTGGGGAGTTCTAAAGCTCTCCTGTCCATGATTGCCAAGGTCGAGACGCCCTACTTCATGATCGGGTCGGACGACATCGAGTTTCGGACTCAGGACTGGGACGAAAAGCTCCTAAACGCGATGCCGAAGGATGATTTAGCGATCGTCTACGGCACGGACCACGCGAAGCAGAATTGCAATCACTTCGTTATGTCGATGAAGTGGGTAAAGCTTATCGGTCCATGGCCTGACATTTTTGCTCACTTCGGGCCTGATGGCTGGGTTTCTGAGGTTGCCAAAAAGTGCGGCCGGCTGATCCAGGTTAAAGACGTGGAAGTAGAGCATTTGCACTTCAAGTATGGGAAGTCTGAGTCCGACGAGACTTACCAAAGAGCTAGGGTGGGCGGAGCCGGGGGGAAGGCGATGAAGCTTTTATCCGACACGTCGCATATCCAACAACAGCACGCGGACATCATTCTTGAAGCTATCGCCCGAGGTTCTTGAGTGGGTGTTCTTACACCGCACTCACACGAAAACTGCTGAAGAGTACATAGAAAGCCTGAAGTCGGATTTCGAGCAGATCGAACCATATCTACCGGAGTCTGTGGATTCGATACTGGACATCGGCTGCGGCATGGCCGGGATAGACATTCTCTTAAAGCAGAAATATCCCGAGGCGAAGTTATATCTACTGGACGGTGACGGTCCTAAAGAGGACTGGCGGGGCGGGTTTGAGTCGGAGATGAAGCCGTTTAGTTCTCGTGAAGTGGCCACGGAGTTTTTGAAATCTAACGGCGTGACTGTAGATCGCTGGTACGACATCGGCACTCAGGACATAGAGGCGGACCTCGTTATCTCTCTTTTGTCGTGGGGCTGGCACTACCCGCTAGAGACTTACAAGGTCAAAGCGAAAACGATCATCTGCGACAACCGTGGAGAAGCTAAGGGGGAACTGATTTGCCCGCTCACGATGCACGGAAAGCTGAAAGGACACCGCTGCAGGATGCAATAGGGAAGCTCTACGCCTTGATTGTGATGTTTCCCGACCTTGACCCCATGTTACGCCCCGTAATTTTAGACCTGGAGAAAATTGAATCCCCAAGAGGAATTAGCCCGCCTAGTCCTATTGATGGAGAGGCGGCGGACGTTTCACAAACTCGACTATTACAAGCCGTATCCCTACCAGGAGAAATTTCATTACGCAGAGGGGCATCTAACCCCGGGTAGGCTGGCAGCGCAGCGGGCAATTATCGCTGCAAACAAGATCGGAAAGACGATGTGCGCCGCGATGGAAGTTGCGATGCACCTTACGGGGCAGTATCCGAAGGATTGGAAGGGTAAGAGGTTCTTCCGTCCGGTCGATTGGATGGCCGCGTCGAACACGAACGATACGACGCGTGACATTATGCAGGCGGAACTTCTGGGAGACCCGGAGAACCCTGCTTTATTTGGTAGCGGCTCGATTCCCGTTGACTGCATCGGGAAGAAGACCAATAAGCCCGGTGTTCCTAATGCCATAGATACAGTACTGGTTAAGCACGTATCTGGCGGCTGGTCGAAGCTTCAATTTAAAGCCTATGAGCAGGGTTTCAAGAAGTTCATGGGCCGCGCTCGTGATGGCGTATGGCTGGATGAAGAACCCCCGTTAGATATTTGGTCTCAAGTTGTTCGCGCGACCTTCGCCAAGAAGGATACGACCATCATCCTTACGTTCACACCGGAGGAGGGGATGACGGAGGTTGTTGTAGCGTTCCTGAACGACTTGAAGCCGGGGCAGGCCGTAATAACTGCGACTTGGGACGACGCCCCGCATATGACACCTGAAGTGCGAGCAGAAAAGCTTGCGTCTGTTCCGGCGCATGAACGAGAGATGCGGTCTAAGGGCGTCCCGCTTATGGGGGCTGGCGTCATTTTCGCCACACCAGATGAACAGATCGAGGTTGAGCCATTTCCGATTCCGAGGCATTGGCCGCAAATTAGCGGGATCGACTTCGGGTGGGACCATCCTTTCGGCGCAGCAAAACTCGCTTGGGATAGAGATACCGACACGGTCTATGTCATTGCAGATTACCGCGAATCGAAGGCGCTCCCAGCCGTTCACTCCTCTGTCGTTAGGGGTTGGGGGGAATGGGTGCCTGTGGCGTGGCCCCATGATGGCTTGAATTCCGAAAAGGGCACTGGTGAGGCGCTGATTAACTCGTATAAGAAAGAGAAGCTAAACCTGCTTCCTGCCAAAGCTACAAACCCCCCGCCGATGGGAAAACAAGAGGGGGAAGGCGGGAATTCCGTTGAGGCTCCGATCATGGAAATGGTGGAGCGCATGGAAACCGGAAAATGGAAGGTGTTTAAGACATGCCGGGTTTGGCTGGAAGAGAAGCGCATGTATCACCGCGACAAGAAAGGAAAGATCGTAAAGCTGCGCGATGACGTGCTTTCTGCTTCTCGCTACGCCTTCATGATGCTTCGGCACGCACGCACCGAAACAATAAAAAGACCAAAACGCCACGCTGCTAGAGGCGCTACGAACTGGGGCTAAATTTGGCTGAACCTAAAAACAGGCGGATCGTTTCTGCGGACTGGAAGAAGCTCGAGACGTACATCAACGACGAGCTTTCCACCCGCGAGAAATCGCAATTCCGCAAAAACCACGAATCCAAGTGGAAAGAGGTCGACCGCCAAATCGCCATGAACCCGCTGCAGAAAGTCATGCCGGGAATGTCCGTTGAGGCCGCGTGGCAGTCTGCCTTTGAGCTAGGTGAGCTATCAAAGGCCTCGGAGATCATCACCGACGACGTAATGCGTATTACGTTCCCGGATGAAAACTGGTTTGAGCCTCACGTTGAGCTGAATAAGGATGTTGGGCAGAACAGAGTGCCCGAGCAGAAGCAGCGGATTGCAGATGGTCTCTTACGCTCTCTCATGGTGCAGCAACATAAGGACTTCGGATTTAAGGGGCGCTTTAGACTTTCGGTTAAAGAAGCCCTGCACCACGGCGGGTTTGTGGCAGAAGCGAAGTTTGCTAAAGAGATGATGGTGTATGACGGGCAGAAGCTTAAGCAAGTCTCTGCCCCGGTATGGCAACCAGTTTCGATGTGGAATGCCTACCCCGATCCCTCCCCTTCGGTGATCGGCACGAACCTGTTTTACACGGGGTCGATGCTTATCAACGAGTACATGCCGCTGTGGAAGTTGAAAAGGATTGCGAAGGGTGACGGATGGATGTCTAACCGCCTTTCCAAGATCCCCGACGAAGAACATAAAAACGGGGAGGTTCAGACCAAAGACGTAAAGCTGACGAAGTGGTACGGCGACCTGAACATAGATCGAGACGACGGGGATATGTATTTCCCGAATTCGTTTGCGATTCTTGCGAACGGCGTCATTGTTTTCATGGCGGCGAATGAGCTTCCTTACCCTTCCATAATATACGGAGGCTATGAGAGGCAGGACATTCGAGACCCATACTATACGTCGCCTATCATTAAGCAGTCCCCGATGCAGAAGATCACGACGATTATCGCTAATCGCTTCGTGGACGCTGTGAATCTTAAGGTAGAGCCGCCGATTGAGTATGACGGTAATGACCCGGATTACGTGATGAACGATGGTCCCGACCTTTCTCCTGGAGCCAAGACGCCGACCAAGAGCATGGGCAAGGGTATGCAGGCTCTGGATATAGGCGATCCTCGTTGGGCGCTGGAAGGGCTGCAAATGGGCCTGCGCCAGATGCAGGAGGGAACCGGCGTTTCTTCTCTGCGTACCGGGGTTGTGAACTCCGATCGGCAGACAGCTACTGAGGTTAACAAGACACAACAAGGGGCAGAGGTTCGCACGGTTGGGTTTGTAGGCATGTTGGAGGATGGCGGTTTAAGACCTTGGCTATACATGCAGCACGAGCTTAATCGGAAGAACATGACGGAGTACACGTTCTACAACTCCGAAATGTCTACGCCAGACTTCATCCGGGCGAAGAACAGCGACATTCAGGCTAACGCGCACTTCGATGTCGTCGGCTCTCGCGGTCTTTTGGGTGAAGAACAGAGGACTCAGCGAGTGGGATCGGCTACTGCGTTTTTCTCCGGAAGTCCGCTGTTCGCGCCGAAGCTCAAAACGACGGAGATCATGCTCCAGACCTACCGCGATGCGGGTCTTAAGAATCCAGAACAGTACGTTCAGGTGGACGAAGGCCCGCAGATACCGCCTGAGGTCCAACAGCAAATGCAGCAGATGCAGCAGGCGATGCAACAGCTACAGACCGAGAACCAGCAGCTTAAATCAGGTGCTCAGGTGAAGGCCGCTGAGATTCAGTCGAGAGAGAAGATCGCCGCCGCAGAGTTGCAATCCAAGGAGAAGCTTGCGGTTGCGGAGTTGCAAGTAGACGCCCGTAAGAGTTCGGTAGAGATGCAATCTGACATGGCAGGTCAGAATCGCGAGCAAGTCTTAGCTGCAAAGAAAGCGGCAGCCGAGATTGACCTTATCGAAGCGCAGACCGTTAAGACACTCATTGAAGCCCAACAGATACCGGAACAGGCGATGCAGGAAGCCGCTGCTAGCAAGGAGACCGCTTGAAAGAACTGTTAAAGCAGTTGCGGGAAACGCGAGAGTTTCAGGAAATCATGGACGCAATGCACAAAAGCCGTCCCGTGGTTCCAGCTTACCGCCCTGCTGGTTCAATGGAAGCAAACAACGCTGTTATCGAAGAACTTAAGTATCAATCCGGTAGGCAGGATGGTTTCGACCTTCTCTTTAAGTTGCTAACCGGTAAGTAACACAGTCTCAACCACAAGGCCCTTCGGGGCCTTTTTTATTGGAGTTCACATGGCAGAGCAAGCGCAGCAGGTTAGCACTGAGCAACCCGCTAGCACCGAAGCCCCGCAGACGGAAAACACGCTGGAGCAGGTTTACAGCGAGTTCAACGTAGAAGCGGAGGCGCAGTCGTTCCAGCCGCAGCAGACCCAGCAGCAGCCGCAACAAACGGCGCAGGAAACCCTGCCTGCTGTACCTGACCCCGTTCTTGACCCTAACGGATTCAAGACGTGGCAAGCGGCGCAATCCGGAGAAATTCAGAAGAAGCTCGCGAGCATGGAGGCTTTCCAGCGGCAATTAGCGGTCTCGGAAATCAACCGGCGCGAAGCTGAAGAAGTAAAAACGCTGGTCTCTGATCTCAATAAGGTTGTTGGTCTACCCGAAGCCGATGCGGACTTGATCGAGTTTGCTTTGGCGAAGCAGGTTCGTTCCGACCCGAAGTTTGCTGCGATCTACCAAAAGCGCCATCAAAACCCGAAGGCGTGGAATGCGGCGACGAAGGCGATGGGCGAGCAGCTACAGAAGAAGTTTTCTGTCCGTGCAGACCCGCAGCTTGCCGAGAATCAGAAGGCCCTAAAACAAGCACAACAATCATCGGCCACCACAAAACAGACCAATCCAGAAGAAGACCGCTTTGCGGGTAAGACCGGCGCGGCTTTCGACAAGGAATGGCAATCCTACATAGGACGCGGCACGCTCTAAAAGTTTTGCGGTAGCCTCATAAGGAAAAATAATAATGGCTTACCTCGTTTCTAGCACTGCATCTAACGTCGCTCTTGGCGTCAACTTCCAGTTGATGAAGGGCCTGCTTTCAGCGGCTCGTAAGAAGCTTCCTTTCTATAACGGCACGCTGGCCGGGACGCTCGAAAAGAACGGCTCGACGGCTGCCGTTAAATGGGAGCGCATCGACAATCTGGCGGTTGCGACCGATACTCTCGGCGAGTTGACGGGCGCAACGACCTTCCCCACCCGTAGTACGGTCCTTCCGACCATTAGCACGGTTACGGCGACGATTCTGAAGAAGGGCAATGCAATCTCCCTGTCTGAAGAAATCGACCTCCTGCAGATGAACATGCGTGCCGCAAAGTTCCTGGACACGCTTGGAGCGAATGCGGGCGAATCGCTGAACGTGCTGATGGAGACCATTTACAGCGGCGCGACGCAGGTGCGCTATGCAAACGGCGCTGTCGGTGGTGGGACGGCAGATACCAATGTTACGTCGGCAATAACGCTGAATGACATTAAGTACATGGTGAACCAGCTCAACCGCAATAGCGCCATGAAGTTCACCAGCGATGCCTATGGTTCGACCAACATCGGCACCTCCCCGGTTCGTTCTAGCTTCTACGGCATCGCGCATGTGGACGTGGAAGAGGACATACGCGGCCTTGGTGCTGGCGTGTTCATTCCGGTTGAGACGTACGGTGGCTATACAGAGACACTGCCGTTCGAGTTCGGCGCTGCTGGTGGTGTACGCTGGTGCTCGACGGAGATTATCCCGGTCTCTACGTCCGCAGGTACTACCACGGCGACCGGTCTGCGTGGTGCGTCCAGCGTCCTCAATGACGTTTACAGCACGTATATCTACGGCAAGGAAGCGGTCGGCTCGGTGGGGCTTGGTAATACGCACGCGACCAATGCCTACGAGATGTACAACCCGAAAAATCCGCCCGCGGTGGAAGTGATTTACCACAAGCCGGGTTCTTCGGGTGCGGCCGATCCGTACAACGAAGTCGGCTCGCTGGCTTGGAAATCGTGGTGGATCGGCGAGATTCTCAACGGAAACTGGATCGGGAAAATCCGCAGCGGCGCAAGCAAGCTCTGATCTGTAGTTAAACCTGGGGCTGGCTTCGGTCAGCCCCTTTTTCATGGGGCTTTATGTCCGAGTTCGATAAGGCAAGGCTGCGGTACGAAGCAAAGGCGGGGCGCAAGACTGATATTCAAGAGGCTGTCTCCACAACTGAAATCAAGCTACCGCAGCAACCCAAAGCCCCACGAAAAAGAAGCAACGAAATCTCCGTATCCGTCTGGATCGACGGCAACGAGTATAGCTTCACATTCAAGACCAACATAACCGGGACGATGCTCGGCTCTCAGCAGAACAGGCAGGGTATGCAGCATCTTCTACTGGATGCGCTAAGGGCTAAGTTCGGGACCGTGGAGATGGTATGACATTGCTCGAGGCAATCAACAGAATTCTGCGTAAGAACGCCATTATCAGGGGGGATACCGATTTAGTCATGACCCTGTCGGATACGCAGCACAACGCATCGCTGAATCTCGCTGTAGTGGCGATTCAGGATGAACTCGTGAAGTTGATTGCCGAGCGTCTTATCCCTTCCGAGAGAAAGACTACTGGCTCAGTAACCTTCGTCACTGAGCAGAGAACGTATGCTCTGGCGGCGGACTTCACCCGCTTTTACGGGTATCCGCATTTCTACAGAGCTGCGGATAATCGGCAGATTTACGAATATGCAGGCGGTCTTGAAGGTCTGCAAATTACGTACTACGACTATGCCACGCAATATGGCGATCCTCTTTGGTTCTATTGGGAGCCGACAAGTACTAAAAAGGTTGGATTCTTTCAAGTTCCATCGTCTTCTGAAAACGGAGATCAGTGGACATACGATTACGAGGGTTCCGTCATGGTTTCCGCTTCTTCGGATACCCTGCCTTTTCATAACGACGAAGAGAATTACTCATTCACGGAAATGTGCTCGCGTCGGTTCAAGTTCGCCTGGGAGGATGTGAAAAACGAGGTTGATATCGCTGCGGTACTGGAAAAGGATCGTACTTATCAAACTGCGTATGCCACGCTGCTTAAGCTCATCAAGGGGCAAAACCCTTGCCGTAGATACGGGGCAGTGTACAGGTGAAAGTATTCTTT